CGGGACGGGTCAGGCCGGGACGGGTCAGGCCGGGACGGGTCAGGCCGGGACGGGTCAGGCCGGGACGGGAGAAGCGTCCCTTGCGTCAAAGAAGAAGAAACGTAAGAGAAGGAGAAAGCGATGACAGACGAGCACGAACAAGTGCTGGGCATGATTGAGGACGCGATAGCTGCTCTGGTTGCGCAGAAGCACGGGCCGGGAAGGACGGTCGGGGCCTGGGAACTGATGATTGAGACGTTTGATCCGTCTAATCAGGACGTAACGGCCTGGACGATCAACAGCGGAGGGTTGATGCTGGCTCAGCGAGGCCTCATTGGGGTCTGCTGTGATAGGTACAGGGGCAACATCGGGCGCGTGGTCGATGATGAGTAAGACTCTGACTGGTGAGGTGTGTCCGGTGACGGGTGAGCCCTTGATGCCGGGTGAGTATCTGTCTCGGGGTGGGGCGGCGAGGCTGAGGGTTGCGACTCAGTCCCTGCCAAGCCTCATGGCTGACATCGCGTACATCGCGTCGCGCAAGTCGGTACCGGAGGGTGTCGGCTCGAAGGGATATTCGGTCTCGTCGCCGCCGCTGCGTCTCTCGCTCATGCTTGAGGTCGATGAGATGGCCTCGGCGTTGCAGACGTGGGGTGATGAGCTGATTCGCCTCGTCATGGGGCCGAAATACAGCGTCCGCGCGAGAGATTGGCGGATGGTCGCTCAGCTGTTCGCCGCTCACGAAGACCGCATTCGCCGTTGGACTCTGGCCCCGCAGTGTGCCGACGAGGTCTTGTATTCGATCAAGCGTCTGGAGCGCCTCGCGGCCCCGGCTCATGCGCGGCTCGTGTTCAAGGGAAAGTGCCCGCGCTGCGGCGCTGACCTGCTCGCACGTGAGGGTGCGGATGAGGTGCAGTGTCGTGAGTGCTGGCAGACGGTGGATTGTCGGACGGCGGCCGTGTTGATGATGGCTGAGGCGAAGCGTCTTGAGCTGCCGCGTCCGCGTGCGACGAGGGTCGCCGAGCTGATCGTTGGAAAGGCGATCAAGGATGCGACAGTGCGGTCGTGGTGTCAGCGGCGGAAGCTGCGTCCGGTCTCGTCGGAGGGCGGGCGCTGCATCTACCGCGTCGCGGATATCGTGGCCCTCGCGTCCTGACAGTGAGCCACCCCCGGGTAGTGTCTCACGCGCACCCGGGGGTGGTTCGTACCCGGAGGGGCGTCCGAAACCACCCCCGGGGGTGCTTGCAAACACCCCGGGGGGTGTTCTGTACCCAGGGGGCATCTGAAACCACCCCTGGGGGGGTGTTGCGAAACGCCCAGGGGGGTAGGTCTTGCGAAACGCCCAGGGGGGTAGGTCTTGCGAAGATCGGGCAACGGTGTATATTTCTAATGTGGCCTTCCGCATAAGTGGGGGTCATTCGATTTTGTGGCGAGGGGGTGGCGCTAATGGTGTCCTCCAGGACGGGTACAAGTCAGTACAAGCATTGGCGCAAGCGAGTGCTCGCGGCCAGCCGCGCGGCTGGTGTCACGCACTGCCCGTCGTGCCATGTCCTGCTTGATTACGTGAACACTCGGACGCCGTCGTCGGCTGAGCCTGATCACATCCTTCCTCATCGTTGGGGCGGGAAAAACGTCCTCGAGAACGGTCGAGTGCTGTGTCGTCGCTGTAATCAGTCGCGCGGTGACCGTGTGAATGTGCCAAAACGGCAGGTTCGGGCGTCCTCGGTTGACGTTGATTGGTGAAAATGTCCTGTTTGTGGCGTGATTTCAACGAAAATGGGGGCACCTCCCCCTCCCCACCACCAGATGCGTGCCCACAGAGGTATAGCGCCATACCCCCCCGCTTTCAGGCGGGTTGAGCTGAAAAAACGCTGACCGACCGTGTTTGTTTCGCACGCGGCCACTGGGGAGGCGTGGTGAGGGGCTGGCGCTCGCGGTAGGCTTTTTTGTTGATTTTTGGCGGTTTAGGGGTGGTTGGGGTGGCGAAGAAGAAGGCGGAGGCGAAGAAAAAGGCGGATGCGTTCGATGAGCTGGACGCAAGGAAGAAGCTGCTCGATCTGACCCTCGCGTCTCTCGAGTACGCCGAGTTCGACAAGCGCGCGCCCCTGATCCGTGAGGCGCGCGCGTTGATTTCTGAGATTTCAGGTACTTCGGGGGCTACGGTCCAGGAGTCGGTGAAGGGAGAGGGGGGCCAGGTTGTCGATTTCCAAAAGCGATTGGCGAAGCATCGAGCAGGCTCCCCGGCTGCGGGTCGCCGTTGAGCGTCGCGCCAAGTCCTTCGGCGAGTTGGCGGGCGAGTTCGCTTCGTCGTTCGGGCTGGTGCCTGACGATTGGCAGCAGCTTGTCCTTGACGACTGGCTCGCCGCCTCGGCGAAAGACGAGTGGAAGCACCCCGTCGCCGGCCTGTCCGTGCCTCGCCAGAACGGCAAGAACGCTCTGCTCGAAATGCGTGAGCTGTTCGGCATGGTCCTCCTTGGCGAGACGGTGATTCACTCGGCGCACGAGGTCAAGTCCGCGCAGGCGCACTACCGGCGTTTCAAGGAGTTTTTCGGGAAGAAGGCCGATGATGAGGCCGCTCGATACCCTGAGCTAAACGCGATGGTTGAGCAGGTCCGCAACGTCAACGGGCAGGAAGCGATCATCCTCAAGAATGATCCGTCGCGCGGCTGGCACGGCGGCTCCCTGCGCGTGATCGCGCGCTCGAAGTCCTCGGGCCGTGGCTTCACGGCCGACCTGATCGTCCTCGATGAGGCTCAGGAACTAACCGAGGACGCGCTCGAAGCGATCACCTCAACCGGCTCTGCCGGTCACCTCGGCAACTCCCAGGTGCTGTACACGGGGACGCCGCCCGGCCCGAACGCAAACGGGCAGGTGTTCGAGCGCATCAGAGATCAGGCACTGTCCGAGCATCCCGGCGCAATGTGCTGGCATGAATGGTCAGCTGATCCGGATAAGCCGCTACGTATGGACGACGTCAAGACCTGGGAGGCCACGAATCCGGCGCTGCTCGCGGGACGTATGAAGCGCGCATTCATCGAGCTTGAGCGCAAGACGCTCTCGGATGAGGGCTTCGCGCGCGAGCGCCTCGGCATGTGGCCGGCGAATGCTGGTGCATCTCGGGCAATTGACCCGACCACTTGGGGCGCGACAGTGGCCGCCGCGCCGTCAGACGGCATCCGCTCGTTCGCCGTCGCTTTCAGCGCGGACGGCAAGCGCCAGGCGCTCGCGGGCGCTCTGAAAACCGGCACCGGCCACGACGTCCGATTCCACGTCAACGCCATCGACACGTTCACCGGGTCGACAGATGACGGTGTGAAAGCTGTGGCCGACTGGCTCGCAGCCCGAAAAGACCGGACCGCGCAGATCAGCCTCGTCGGCGGCTCCGGCGCGTCGGCGCTCGCGGACGCTCTACAGGTACGGGGCGTGCCTGCCAGGATTGTGCACATCATGACGACCCGTGAGTACCTCGAGTCGTGCTCGATGTTTTTCGAGGGGCTGCGTGACGGGCGGATCACGCACCCAGAAGGTGATCCGGAGGATGCACTCAACACGGCGGTGGCCGTGTGTGACAGGAAGATTCGCACCCGTGATGGCGCGTGGGGATGGGAGGCGACCATTCCCGATGGAGATGAGACCCCGCTGGAGGCCGTGTCTGCGGCTGTTCTGGCGGCTAAGACGACCCGGCGCAGGCCGGGCAAGAAAGCGAGGGCACTGTGAGCGCCAAAAAGTTCATGCTCGCGACCCCGGTGTCGTTCTCGGCTCCTGTTGTGCCGGGGCTGACGCCCGCAGAGCAGTCGGCGCTCTCACAGCTTGTCGAGCTGTGGCGAGTCAAGCAGCCGCGCAATCGCCTGCGTCAGGCGTACCTCGACGGCGTCGTCCGCCCCGACAATCTCAACATCTCGGTGCCTGATGAGATGGTTGACCAGCTCGGCGCGGTCATTGGGTGGCCGCGGAAGGTGGTTTTCGGCCTGTCGGATCTGCTGATCTGGGATGGAGTCACATCGTCGACGGGCAGTGACAATCCCTTCGAGATCGACGACCTGCTGGCATCGACCGGCTTCGAGTTGGAGATCGCGCAGACGATCCCGTCAGCGCTCACGCACTCGGTTGCCTTCCTGACGCTGCGTAAGGGCGTCGAGGCGGCAGGCGAACCCCCTGTCATCATTCAGGGGCACTCTGCGGACTGGGCTGCGGGCCTCTGGGACCGCGTGCGCCGCCGGCTGTCCTACGGGCTGACTATCGACGATATCGACGACGCCGGCCGGCCGACACGCTTCACCCTGTACACGGTCGACTCGACCTACGTCGTGGAGCTGAACGCGGCGTCGGCATGGCGGATCATTCACGCCGAGCTTCACGGCATGGGCGCGTCCATGATGGAGGCGCTCCCGTTCGAGCCTTCTCTCGACCGTCCGCTGGGACGCTCGCGGATTTCCCGTGACGTCATGAGTATCACTCAGCGGGCGATGCGCACGGTGCTGCGTGAAGAGCTGGCGACGGAGCTGTTCACGGCTCCCGGTATCCTCCTGTCGGGCGTCGATTCGGACCTGATCGACGATCTGCGCTCGTGGGACTGGAAGCTGGGCACGATCAAGACGATCTCGTCCGGTGAAGAGCCGGAGGGACCGAAGGTGACGGTCTTGCCGCAGCAGTCGGCGCAACCGTTCACAGAGCAGATGCGTGCGCTCGCGACCGAGCTGTCGGGCGTGTCGTCCCTGCCGGTCTCGTCGCTCGGCGTTATCCAGGACAATCCGTCCTCGGCTGAGGCGCTGTATGCGGCGAAGGAAGAGCTGGTCATCAAGGCAAAGAACGCGCAGCGCGTGTTCGACGCGGCCCTGACTCGCATCTATGCGCACGCAGTGATGATGCGCGACGGTCTCGATGAGATGACGCCAGAGCTGTGGTCTCTCTCGACGCGCTGGGGCGACCCTGCACATCCGTCGATTGTCTCGCAGTCGGACGCGATCGTGAAGCAAATCAGCGCAATGCCGTGGCTCGCGCAGTCCTCGGTCGTTCTGGAAGAGCTTGGGTACTCGGGTTCGCAGATCGCGCGCCTGATGTCGGACAAGCGCCGTGCGGAGGCATCCGGTCTCCTTGATCGACTGTCCGCGGCTGATGCCGCTGACGTAGACGCGCCTGCTGCGGCTGAAAAGAAGTAGAGATCGTGAGGGGGCAGCGTGCATATCCACGACGTGCAGCAGCTCGCGCGGACGCAGAATCGCGCGGGCGATGTCGCTGAGCGCCGACTGCGGGCGCTGTGGAAGCACCTGCCTATCGATGATCTCGGGACGCTTGAGGACGCGCTGTATCAGCTGTATCCGCGCCTCGTCGAGGAATCGGCTGAGGTCGCGTCGACGGCTGCTCTCGAATGGTACGAGAAGCAGCGTGAGGCCGAGGGTGTCGCGAAGGCGTACTCCCCCGTGATGCCGGCCGGCCTCGTCGATCAGGACGACGCGGAGAAGATCGTCGGAGCAGCGATCCGGGATCTGCGGGAGGGGATCGACCGCGCGAAGGCGCTCGCGCGCCTCACGGACGGTGCTCGCAAGCTGATCTCAGACGCAGGGCGCGCAACCGTGCAGCACGCGGCTGAGGCAGACCCGAAGTCCCCACGGTACGCTCGCGTGCCGACAGGCGCTGAGACGTGCGCCTGGTGCATGCTCTGGGCCTCAAGGGGATTCGTGTACCGCAACGAAGAGACCGCGCGCTTCAAGCGCTCGCACTTCAAGTGTGATTGTCAGATCGTACCCTCGTGGTCAAAGAAGCCCCGCATTAAGGGCTACGACGCCTCGAAGTACGAGGACATGTACCGGAAGGCGCTCACATCGCTTGAGGACGACGGCGCTTTCATCGACGACGCGCGCGTCATCACGGCGAAGATGCGCGAGCTCTTCCCCGACCAGCTCACGGACGGCCACACGCCGAAGCAGTGACCACTATCCACCCCGCAGCCAGCCCGGCGTGCGGGGTCTTTACACACCGGCCAAGCGCAAAGCCTGGTCACCAACCCCGTTCTCTCCGCAATGGAAGGAAAACCCACCGATGGAAAACACCACCGATCAGGATCAGGAGATCAAGGACGGCGCGCAGGCGCAGACCGACACCTCCCCCACCACCGATACAGCCGTACAGGACACCGAGAACGTCGATGCCAGCGAAGCCTCGCAGGAGACCAAGCAGGCCACCGCCGTCGAGGACTGGAAGGCCCACGCCCGCACGTGGGAACGCCGCGCCAAGGCCGACCACAAGCAGCTCGAAGAACTCACGGCAGCGATCAACGGCAAGGACACCACCATCGAGGAACTGCGATCTCAGGTCGCAGCCCTCGAAGCGCAGGCACACCAAGCAAAGCTGATCGCCGCCGCCGCATCCGAATACGGCGTCCCCGCTGACCTCATCCACGGAGATACCGAGGACGAGATCAAGGCGTTCGCGCAGCGGCTCGCCGACTGGCGAGGCACCACGGCCACCCCGGCCGTGCCCGCGCTCGCGGACTCGGGCGCTGGCGTTTTCCCGCCTCGCGCGTCGTCTCTGTCTCTTGATGAGCAGATCGCGGCAGCGCAGACCGCCGGAGACTTCAAGCTGTCGGCGCGTCTCAAGGCGGTCAAGCTCGCGAGCATGACCGCTGAATCCACCAACTGACACAATCATCCCTTCTCTTGATAGGAAGTCCAGATGCCCGGCATCAACGAAATGGCAACCACATACAATTGCCCGAACTACGTCGGCGAGCTGATCACCGCATCCCCGGAGGACACGCCGCTGCTGTCCTCGATTGGCGGTCTGACGGGCGGCGAGTCCGTCGAGTCGACGACCTTCGGCTGGCAGGTCATGGACCTGCGCGACGCCGCCGACAACCGTCAGCGCGTCGAGGGCGCGGACGCTACCGCGTTCGAGACCCGCACTCGTACCAACGTCGAGAACGTGCTCGAGATTCATCAGGAGGCCGTCTCCGTGTCGTACACGAAGATGGGCGCGCGCCGTCAGTACGACCCGTCCGGCACTGCCGTGCAGCTCGGTTCGACCACGCTGCCCGCTGACGAGCTCGCCGAGCAGCTGCAGGCGCAGATCAAGCAGATCGCCCGTGACGTCGAAAAGACGTTCATCACCGGGACCTTCGCCAAGCCGACCACGAACGCGCAGCCCCGTAAGACTCGTGGCCTGCTGCAGGCCATCACGACCAACGTCGCGACGACCACGCACAAGGCCAGCGAGCTGACCGCAGACGACGTCCTCGATCTGATTCAGAAGGTCTGGGACGGCGGCGGCGTCCAGGAGACTGAGACCCGCACGATCATCGTCAACGCCACACTCAAGCGCGCCCTCACCCGCCTGTTCGTCAAGGACGGCTTCAAGCAGGAAGATCGCAACGTCGGCGGAGTCAACCTCAAGATGCTGGAGACCGACTTCGGCTCCTTCAACATCATGCTCAACCGCTACATGCCGGCGACCAAGCTCGCGGTCGTCTCCCTCGAGCAGCTCGCACCCGCGTTCCTCGAGGTGCCCGGCAAGGGCCACTTTTTCGCCGAGCCGCTTGCCAAGACCGGCGCATCCGAGAAGGTGCAGCTGTACGGTGAGATCGGCCTCAAGTACGGCAACGAGAAGGCGCACGGCGTCCTGACAGTGGCGGCGGGCTGATCAACATGGCAAGGAAGAAAACCAGCATGGTGACGCTGCGCTGCGACGCGATCCCGACCCTGCTCATCACCACCCCGCACGTCCAGTTCGAGAACGGTCTCGCGACCGTCCCGGCCGCTGACGCCGAGATCATCCTCGACATCCTCGGCGAGGACTTCGGCATCACTGCCACGGACGGCGACCAGCAGCCCGAGCCTGCACCTGAGGAAAACCCTCCTGCAGCGTGAACCGTCGCAAGAGGGGACACCTATCGACTGACAGCTAGGAGGGCTGAGCATGGTTCAACCGGTTGACCCGCTCGAAGTTAAGATCACCGAATTCCGTGCTCGTTACGGCATATCTGAGGAATCCAAGGTAGGCCAGCAGACCGTCGAAGCAGCACTTACCCGTGCCACGCGTATAGTCCGCGACGAACTCGCCGCCGACAAGATCGATCTCGCCGCCGCGCTCGCGGATGGCACGATACGGCGTGACTCGTATGAGGACGTCATCTGTGACATGGTGCGATATTCCATCCGTCAGCAGGTGGATGGGTTCGCGTATGGGGCGACGCAGTCGACGGTCACGGGTGGGCCGTATAGTCAGTCGTCGACTTTCTCGGCACCTGTAGGCTCGATGAGCTTCACGCGGGTTCATCGGCGCAGGCTCGGGATTCGTCTGACGCGCTTCGCGGCTGTCCGTACGATTGGGGCGCGCCCATGATCTTCGGAGAAACCGTCCAATTGCTGGTCAGGCGATCGGGCAGCATCGACGAATTCGGCAACGAGGCAGCGGAGTATATACCAATGCAGAAGCTGGAAAATGTATTGGTGGCTCCGTACTCGTCGCAGGATTTGGGGGCGGAGCGGCCAGACGGCGACGCGACGATCATGACTTTCCACTTTCCGAAAACCTATATCGGGCGGCTGAAAGGCTATCGGATCGTGTGGGGAGGGTCTTGGTGGGACGTGATCGGCGATCCACGACCGTACAGCAAGGATTCGACCCCCGGCATGTGGAATCGTCCCGTGCAAGCAAGGCTGGTGGAGGGATGACGCAGGTAAAGATTGTGATCGACAACGCCTGCCTCCGCGCGTTGTCGACGCCGATGATTGAGTCCGCCGTTCAGCGGATCGCGACGGCGGCAGGCAAGGGCTTTGAGCCGTCTGTGCAGCAGGGCAAGACGAGGCCGCATGGCATCGTCAAGGCTGCGACGTTGAGGGCGCGCCGCAATAACGCTAGGCATAACACGTTGTTGAAGGCGCTGAATGCGGGGCGCGTGTGAGGTCATCGACAGCCGAACTCATCGCGTACTTGAAGCGGAGGTTTCCAGGCACGTCGGTCTCGAACCGCGTGCAGGAGCCACGCCCCGCACGGTTCATTACGGTCGAGCGTACGGGTGGTCAGCGCACGCACCTGTGGGACTCCCCGATGTTCGCAGTCCAAGCCTGGGCTGCGACGGAGGCTGCGGCGTCCGCGCTTGCTGATGAGGTCGCCGTCGCGATCTTGGACTGGCCGCGCGAGGCAATCGTCGCGTACTCCGACGTTCGTTCGGTGTACGCCTTCCCGGACTCGGATGCTAGAGTTCCTCGTTTTCAATTGACGGTGAGTGCCATGTTGGCGCTCACATGATTCCTTCCTCTTGATAGGAGAATTTACATGGCAGAACAGAATTCAGCGCTTGTTACTGCGGCTAAGCCGCAGAAGGGCGGCGCGTTTTTCGCCGCTCCGCTGAACACACCGATCCCCGCTGATGCGACGACCGCGCTCAACACGGCGTTCGTGAAGCTGGGCTACCTCTCGGAAGACGGTTTCGAAAATCCCATCGAGACCGAGTCCAGCGACTTGAAGGCGTTTGGCGGCGACGTCGTCCTCACGCAGCAGACCGGGTACAAGGAGACCTTCAAGACGAAGCTCCTGCAGTCACTCGATCCTGACGTCCTACGTGAGATCTTCGGGCAGGAGAACGTGACGCAGGCTGGCGGTGCGGACAAGGCGATCACCGTGCGTCACAACTCGAAGATCCTGCCCCGCCGAGTGCTCGTATTCGAGGTGCTGCTCACGGGCGGTCTCGTCAAGCGGATCGTGATCCCCGAGGGTCAGCTCACTGAGCGCGGCTCTACCGTGTACAAGGACGGCGAGGCCGTGGGTTACGAGGTGACCTTCGCCGCGTATCCGTCCGCGAAGATTGACGGCGACTGCGCCCGCGAGTACATCGCGAAGGTTGCGGCCTGATCGATCTCACAATCGTGGAAGAGGGGCGGAGCCCGTCTGAGTACCATCCCGGGGCGCAGGCGGGGTCGCGCCCCGCCCCTCTTCCATTCCAACCCAATTTAGGCGCGACAAAGACTCACAGACTTAGAAAGGTTGAGCGCGATGACTTTTTACAACCAGATGGTGCCTGGCAACCCCGATGACGTCGAGGTCGAGTGGCACGGTGGCCCTCGTCGCCATGACGGCAGCGCATTGCCGATGACCGGCGAAGAGTTGCTCGAGCGTGCGAGCGGCATCCTCGGAGTGTCTGAGCAAGAGCTGGCAACTGCAGTAGGTGTCTCGAAGTCGGAGCAGCAGGAGCCTACCAGGGTTCATCAGGGACCGGTTCGGACCGACCTGCAGGGGCTGCGCGCGATCACGGTCGCGGGCGTGCAGCTCACGGTCGACCCGACCGTTTTCGATGACTTCGAGCTGCTCGAGTCTCTCGCGGAGATTCAGCGCGGCGACATCCTCGCCATGCCGGCCGTGTTCCGAGCAGTTGCAGGCGATCGGGCGCAGGAGCTGCTCGACGCTATCAGGAATGAGCGAGGCCGCGTCACGGCAACCGCCGCAACTGAAATGCTCATCCAGATCATGAGCGAGCTGGCCCCAAAAGCCTGACGCTCGCTGCGATACTGATGCGCGCGCCCGATGAGCTGGAGGCGGACTTCCTTCGGTTTTTCGGGCGCGCGCCGCGTCAGATGCCAGCTAGGCAGGCAGCGCGCCTCGCGTCCGTCGTCATCAAACAGACAGAGTCCTGGACGCTGCGTGCCATCGACCAAGAGTGGCAGTGGCGCTCGCTAGACACGCACTTGGCCGCGATACAGGCCGACTCGCTGCACTGGCTCCAGTGGGCAAAAACTGAGAACGCGCAGAAGGGCAGGGGCGTGCCGCCGCCGATTCCGCGGCCGGGCACACGAGTTGAAATCGACCATATGCCCGACACGGACTGGATCGAAGCGCAGCTCAATGCAGCCCGCACGTCAGTTGAAAACTAGATAAGGAGAGGGCATTGGCCGAAAGTGTTTCCCTGGGCACAGCTTGGATTGACGTCGTCCCGTCGTTCAAGGGCTTGAAGAAGCGGATCGAGGAAGAACTCGGAGCGCTCGGAACGAGTGCAGTCACTGAGACGTCGGAGTCCTGGGGTTCAAAGATCGGGCAGTCGCTCTCCAAGCACATCGGCGGTGCCCTCTCCTCAATCGGAAAGCTCGGACTTGGCGGCGTCGCCGCCGCCGTCGGCGGCATCACCGCCGCGCTCGCGGCTCAAGTCCCCGCAGCAATCGCAGCGAGCGACGCTACAGACAAATTCAAGAAAACACTCGAATTCGCTGGCGTCGACCCCTCGCGAATCAAGCAGCTGACCGCCGCAGCTCAAACCTACGCAGATCAGACAGTCTATGACCTGTCTGACATCCAGTCGGTGACCGCGCAGCTCGCCGCCAATGGAGTTAAGGATTTCGACAAGATGGCGGAGGCCGCCGGCAATGTAAATGCCATCGCCGGCGGAACGAAAGAGACATTCAAGCAAGTCGCGCTCGCGCTCGTCCAGATCAACGGCGCAGGCAAACTCACGACGCAGGATTGGAACCAAATAGCCGGGGCAATCCCCGGCGCATCTGGGAAAATCCAAGAAGCCCTCAAGGCCAATGCAGCGTTTACCGGAGACTTCCGGGACGCGATGTCCAAAGGCCAAATCACGGCGGAAGAGTTCAACCAAGCCCTGATGGACATCGGCTTCACCGACGTCGCACAAGAGGCCGCGACGTCGGCTTCGACCTTTGAAGGCGCGTGGGGCAACCTCGAAGCCACCGTCGAAAAGGGGCTGGTCGCGTCCCTCGACAAGGTCAAGGAGCCTTTGACGGACATCGTCAACGCAGTCGGCGAGCAACTCGGCCCCGCATTCGAGGAAGCGGGCAAGCACGTCGACGTCATCGCGGACAAGCTCCGCCCCTTCGCAGACGCAATGAAGGACGGCAAACTCACCCTCGAGGACATCGCCAAAGCCCTCGGACAGGCAACCGGAGGCTTCGCCGCGCTGGCGGGCGCGGGCACGCTGCTGGCTGATCCGGAGCTGATCATCGGAGCGTTCGATGCTTTGCCGTCGCCGTCTGCTCTCGTAGACAAGTTCTCGGGGCTTGGGGATGCGGTCAAGGGCGGCGTCGGTAAGGTGTTCGCGCCGGCTGCTGAGTCGGTCGGGCAGCATGCGAAGAGCCTTGGCGGTACCTTGAAGGCTGGAGCTGGTGCGGTGGCGTCGGAGGCGTCGTCAGCGATTGGAGAGACGCTCTCGGGCTTCGGGAGCGTGATCCGCGAGGCTGGTGACAAGCACATCGCTCCGTCGTTCGGGATTATCGGTGAGAAGTTCTCGGGCTTCGGGAGCGTGATCCGCGAGGCTGGTGACAGGTACATCGGTCCGTCGTTCGGGATTATCAGTGAGGAACTCTCGGGTGTCGGCGGCGTCCTCAAGGAGGGCACAGGCAAGGCTCTCGGGCCGGCGATACAGGAGATGCGTGGAGTCGGCCCGAAGATGGGGCAGGCGATGCGTGGAGTCGGCCCGAAGATGGGGGAGGCGCTGGCGGGCGCGGCTGGCCATGTAGGTCAGGCGGCTGAGGGATTGATCGGCCAGGTCGGGATGTTCTTGAACCCGGCGCGATTCGGTAAGGTCTTGGCGTTCGGCGGCCTGATTACGGCTGCGGTCGCAGGCCTCGGTGCGCTGGTGCAGGCGTCGGGTGGCGAGCTAACGACGAAGATTCAGACGACGATCTCGGACATGATCCTCAACGTCTCGAAATACGGCATGGAGCTGGTGTCAAACGCGCCTCAGCTGATCGCCTCGGGCGCGGAGGCGGTCAAGACTCTGATCACCGGCATCACGAATGCTCTGCCTGTGCTGCTGAATATGGCAGGGCTGATTGTTGAATCGTTCGTCGGATCGTTCAGTAGCTGGCTCCCGCAGCTGATCCCAGCTGCCGCGCAGATGATCGTCGCGCTCGTGAAGGGCCTCGTCGATATGCTGCCGCAGCTAATCAACGCTGGCATCGATCTCATCAACGGGCTAGTGGCTGGCCTGACAGCCGCGATACCGGTGCTTGTCGCAGCGCTGCCTGGAATCATCACATCGCTGCTCAATGCGCTGTCGCAGGCGGTGCCGCAGCTAATCCAGGCCGGGCTAGACCTCCTGCTCGGGCTGATCAATGGCCTGGTGGCGGCGCTGCCAACGCTAGCGACAGTGATCCCGCAGATCATCACAACAGTCGTAACGACACTCGTGACGGCACTGCCTCAGCTGATCGAGGCAGGCACGCAGGTCCTGCAGGCTCTCATTGATGGCCTGGTGGTCGCAATCCCTCTCCTGATGGATATGCTCCCGCAGATCATCACGACCATCGTGGATACTCTCGTCCAGAACCTGCCGCTGATCATCAATGCAGGCCTGAATCTGTTGATGACGCTGATCAATGGCATTATCACGGCCCTGCCACTGATCATCGATATGCTCCCGCAGATCATCACGACTATCGTTGATGTGCTCGTCCAGAACCTGCCGCTGATCATCAATGCTGGAGTGCAACTCCTGATAGGCCTGATCAACGGGCTAACGGCCGCGATTCCGCAGCTCATCGGTATGCTCCCGCAGATCATCACGACTATCGTTGATGTGCTCAGTCAAAACATCCCGAAGATCCTAGCGGCAGGCATTGCGATAGTAGGAGGCCTCGCATCAGGACTCGTACAAGCAATCCCGGCGGTCTTAACTGCCATCGGCGAGATCACAAGCAAAATCTTTTCATCGCTGGACAATGCGCCAAAGTTGCTATTCGACTCGGGCCGGAAGATCGTCCAGGGCCTCGCCGACGGCATCTCATCAATGGCGTCGGCTGCGAAAAACGCTATAAAGGGCGTCATGAGCTCAGTGCGAAACCTGCTGCCATTTTCCCCCGCGAAGGAAGGTCCCTTCTCCGGCAAAGGCTGGTCGCTCTACTCGGGCCAGTCGATCGTCGAAGCGCTCGCGGAGGGCGCTGCCTCGCGATCGCCGTTGTTTGAAGAGGCAATCCGGGAGACGATGGCAGCAGGCCAGGCACAGCTAGCAGAACTGGAGCTGGGTGCGATGCGTGTGTCTGCGGGGCTGGGCGGTGCAGCTGGACTGGCCAGATTGCAGGTGTCGGGGCCTCAGACAGTCGTAGTGCGTGACTCGGACAATGCCCTCATCGGTCGTATGAAGGTAGAGGCGTCGGGAGCTGTGTCGGAGGGGCTGGCACCCGTGTCTCGAGCAGCGATGCGTGAGCGCATCGGATTCTAGAGTAAGTAGGAGTAGCATGGCAATCCAGTGGTCTACGTCATCCGGGTACATGTCTGTCGGCGTTGAGCTGTGGTACACCGGAGATCCGGTGTCTGGGACTGTGGAAGTCTATGCGCAGTTTTGGATGCGCTCGGACGGGTACGGGCACCAGTACACGGCCACGACATCCTGGTGGGGAGCAGTCGGCTCGGGCAGCGAGCAGGTGGCGTTTTCGTCGCCGCGCGGCGGCACCGTGTACAAGGACATGGGCACGTCGCACTGGACAGAGGAGCTGTCGCCAGACGCCGAACGGTGGATCAAGGTCGGGTACTCGCTGGGACCGATCTGGAACGGCGGGCATCCATCTCTGGAGGCGTGGCTGAAACTGCCTGCCCGCCCAGCCAAGCCTCCGACAGCCCCGACATTCTGCGAGGCGTATCTGCGCCCTGACGGAAAGTCAGTGCAGGTGTTGTGGCCGCTGGCGAAGCCTGCAGACAGGGACTCGCCAGTAAAGTCCTACGTAGTCGAGCGCTGGGATGCGTACGCAGATAACTACTCGGGGCCGTGGCTCCCGAGAGAATGGCACGTAATAGCCTGGGTCGACGCGACCGGGTCTGAACTCGTGAAATTCTCGATTGTCGATGACAAGGCGATCACAGAGAATAATCGCTATTGGTACCGAGTGTCGGCCTCGCCGATTATCCCAACGCGTGTGCGATACGCATCTGATTTCTACCCAGGCCCTGCGTCGCCGACGTCAGTGGGTGTGTCGACGCAGCCGTCTGCGATCAATAGCGTGAGGGCGTCCAAAAACGGTCAGGGGCAGATCGTCGTGACATGGGACATTTCGTTCCCATACCCAGAGGACGCGACAGTCGAGATCTGGGACGGGGATACGAAGGTAGGCGAGGTGCGTGCCGACGCCGACGGCTGGGCCCATGAGACGGCAGACCTGCAGGTGCCACACACATACTACGTGTACGTCAAGACCGACAAGCTAGTATCGGAGCGTTCTGCAGCGTCGAATACGATCCAGGTCCTGCAAAAGCCAGGCATCCCAGACGTCACGGGACCGACGGCATACGCGCCAGTCGGAGGTGTGAAGTTCGAATGGGCGCACAATTCTCTCGACGAGACCGCGCAGGAAGCGGCGGAGATCCGCTACCAAACGGTCTACACCGAGGCCGGGAATGGGCATAGGGTCGGGGATACATCTGCGTGGACGACAGTTGCGGTCTCAGGCGGCGTGCAAGAAAAAACTGTGGATCTGCCTGCAGGAACAATCGCCTTCCAGGTGCGCACAAAGGGCCAGTACCGTGAGTATTCGGAGTGGTCTCCAGTGCGGCGTTCCGTGGTGACGTATCCGCCCGTAGTGGCCCTCGCTCCCGAGGCGACGACACTCGACAAATCCGTCTTTGAGGGCGTTCTAACGGTCTCCCACGTGCGCGGATCGTCGACGACGATCCGATCTGTCGTATGCGAGCTGCTCTCAGAGCGCCGCCAGGCGATTGAGCAGATCAAGGGCACGGCGGCGGCGCTAAAAGCGGTGCCAACTTTCACTCGCGCAGAGCTGAGGTTTAAAGCCCGCCTGGAGAACAAGGCCGCGTATATCGTGCGCGTGACGCTCGTGGACGGGTATGGACTGGCCGCGACCGTTGAGCGTACGTACAGGGTCGAGTACCCGACGCCGCCCAAGCCGATCGTGACTGCTGTGTGGGAAGAAGATGAGGGTGATATGTTCATCTCCATCGCTGCCCCAGCTGTCCCGCAGGGCGCGAAGACGCCTCCGGCTGTCGAGACGCGCCTTGAACGCTCAATCGATGGAGGAGCGACATGGACGATCATCGCAGACAAACTCCCGCCGTCGACCATGTACAAGGACCGTGAGTGTCTGACGAATGGGACAACCGTGTATAGGGTCACTGCGACGTCAGCGCTGCCCTCATCGTCGGCGACAGTGATAGAGGCCGTTGCGAATTCGCAGGCGGTCTGGCTGAGCGCCGGGCCAGGCTATTCCCGAGCTGTTCGGCTTGCCTGGAATCCTACGACTGCTGTGAGCATGGGATTGGTGAACCGAGAGGTGAAGCACTTCGCTGGTCGGAGTCTAGGCGTCGAGTTATCGGGCACACAGCGTCAGCGGGTGGTCTCCATATCGGCGTCGCTCGTAGACGCATCCATGCGAGAGCGAGCCGCGATTGAGGATCTCGCGTACATGCCTGCACCGTTCATGTATCGAGATCCACTCGGGAGAGTGCTGTACGGCTCTCTTTCTGAGGTGCAGCTAAGTCGTTCGATTGGCGGGGTGTGGGCAGTCTCTGCAAAGCTGACGGAGGTGAATCGTGGGTGATTTTGCGCCGGTGCGTCAGGCGGATTATCGGGTGATGCTGACGACGCCGGACGGGCAGGACATTGGGCTGCTCGACGGTGTCGAATCCGGGTCAGTGACATTGTCCGCGACGTCGCGTCTGCGCGCGTCGGGGCAGCTCAGCCTCACGGAGACGGCTCAGGAGGTCGACTGGTTCAACATCCATGCCCGCGTTGATTACGTGCCGATCGGCATGGAGGGCTGGCCGGTGGCGACATTCGTGATGTCGTCGCCGACTCGGGATATCTCGGAGCATCGGGTAACGCGCAGCGTCGAGCTGCTGAGCACGCTCGCCTACCTGGATCGCATGAGCACAGATCACATAGAGGAGGTCGCGGACGCGCATCTGCGTGCCGGAAACAAGTTCAGTCTGATCGACAGGTACGTGAAGAGAGCCAGAAACGCGAGATTCGGGTTTCGGGAGTTCAAGGCGGCGTCGTCAGGGCCTCTCATTAACGAGACGGTCGTGTATGACGTCGGGACTAACGTACTCACGATATTCAACGATGTGGCGAGGCTCGTAGGGTGGGGGGCGCTAACCCCGGACGGATACGGTGTGATCCAAGGGGAACCGTACGTGCGGCCAGCGCAGCGCCCAGTAAAAATGGCTTTTCGTGAGGGTGAAGAGGCAATCCACTCTGCATCGTGGACAATCGATCGTGATCTGTTCGCGGTGCCAAACGTCGTCATCTGTGTCGGCACGCCGGGATCTGACGACACCAAGCGAGGCGAGGACAAGTATGGCGCAGGACCGACTCCAGCAGTGGTCGGTGTGGCAAGGAATGACAGTAGGGCTGACCCGCTCTCGACTGTAAACCGCGGAGAGGTCGTCCATGTCGAGACAGGCGTGAAAGTCACGAGCCAGGAAGCGATTGACCAGTGGGCGGCCCGCGTACTCGCGGAGAAGTCAATGCCCGCGGCGACACTAGTGATCGAACATCTTCCGGTCAACATCCGACCGGGTGACGTTGTCGAATTCGTGTCGCAGGGTCAACGCCTCCGGGGCACAGTGCAGAAGATGGAGATCCCGCTCTCCCCTACCGCACTCGTGAAGACAGAGATCAAGGAGATTCGCGGTGAATGACGTCGATTATCTAGCCGCTGTGGTCGCGGATCTGCGGAGACGGGTGGACGCACAGCCGTCCTACCGGTGGGGCACGGCGGTGCGGGCCTCGCGCCAGGGGCAAGTGAACGTGCAGCTTGACGCAGACCTATGGCGCGTGCGAACTGACGAGAATGCCGCGATCACATCGGTTCCGGACCGGCTGCTCACCAGGAAGACCTATCCGGGTGACAGAGTCCTCGTGCAGATCCACGAGGGAAACATGCAGGCCATCGCAGCGACACGCACATACCGAGACCGGTATCTAGACCTAGCCGACCTCAACGTCGGCGGAGGCGGAGGCGGAGGCGGAGGCGTAGGACCGCAGGGGCCACCAGGCCCCATCGGCCCGAAGGGCGATAAGGGCGACCCCGGGGAACGCGGCCCGAAGGGCGATAAGGGCGACCCCGGGGAACGCGGCCCACGCGGCGAAAAGGGCGACCCCGGGGAAGCGATCGCCGTCGTCACTCCCGCAGGCGTGATCGCTGCGTTCGCCGGGGCAACGGCACCAACCGGCTGGCTCCTGTGTGACGGCAGGGAGTACGACCGTCGAACATACCCGGAACTCGCGAAAGTGTTCGGCAACGCCGTCAAATTCCGAGTCCCGGACCTGCGTGGCCGGACGGTACTGGGGGTGAATGCGGCGCACAAGCTCGGTGAGCTGGGCGGCGAAGAACAGCACGCGCTCACGGTGGATGAGATGCCGAGGCACTCGCACCAGATCGGTGGAGAATCGAGCTACTGGGGCTCAGGAGCGGCGATCTACCAGACAAACTTCGGGAGCGGCTCAGCCTGGACAGGCATCGCAGCCGCAGGGAGCGGGTTCCTGGATAAAGCCATCGCACAGCCAGAGGGCCATGCAAAACCAGTCAGCATGCTACCGCCGTACATGGCGCTGAACTACATCATCAAGACCTGACAAGAGCAGGCGCGATACAAGCCTAATCCCCGACCACCATACAGATGGCCGGGGATTACTCATACCGAAAACACCAACGAAAGGCGGAGAAATGGAAAACACCGACGCAACAATGCCGGCCACGAGAGAAGAAGAGGCCGAAATCATGGGCCTCATGACCGAACGCAACATCGCAGCTCAGAACGGAGACCAGGCATGACGAGCAACAACGATCCTCGAATCACGCAGGCAATCAACATCGCGATGGATGCGATGCGCGGCGAAGTCGGCCACGTCGGCGGGAACAAGTACTGGGACGCAGTCGGGAAGCCAGACTTCCGAGGCTACGCCTGGTGCGGAGCCTTCCAGGTCTGGGGATACCTCCAGGCCGGAGTCAACATCATGAACGCCGCGTGGTGGTACTACGTCCCCTACATCAAGAACTTCGCGCAGAAGATCGGCGCGTGGCGCGACGAATCCGGATACGGCCATCAAACGATCTACGAGTGGCACGGCGACGGTATCGCCGACCACGTCGGCGCGTCATGGCCTGACCAGGCATCCGACTACTTCCGAGCCGTCGAGGGCAACACGTCCATGGGTGGAAGCCAGGACAACGGCAATGGAGTCCTCGTCAAGTACCGAGATGAAGACGACATCCTCGGATGGGTCGACATGCGAGTCGTCCTCGCATGGATGATCGACAACGGACGCTGGGACGGCAATATCGACACGAGCGCCCAGGACAGCGGCTACACCGACATCACCGCACTCCAAGAGGCAGTCGGGGCAGTCCCCGATAACGTCGCCGGTCCCGACACGCGCCAGCGCATCAACGCCGTCGCCGCCGCATCCACCTGGGGCGGTAACACCTTCCCCTACGGCATCGAATACACCCAGCGTGTCGTCGGCACCACGCCGGACGGCATCTGGGGCGAAAACTCCGAAGCAGCGCACGACGAAACAGTCGGCCTCATCCAGGCAGCCGTCGGCGCATACGAGGACGAAATCTACGGCCCAGCCACCGCCGCAGCAGTCAACATCGCGCTCGCGGGCGCAGAGACCGTGTGAGAGGAGACGACAGTGAATCAGAGTGACATCCTGCTGGGTTTGCAGTCTGATCCGTTCGTGACGTCGGTTCTCATCGGCGTCGTGTGGCCGCTCATCCAAGCGGCGCTGGATCGCCCGTATTGGACGCGCCGGCGTCGCGTCTGGCTGACGGTCACCGTCGCCGTTGTCGTGACGGCAGGGGTCTGGATCTCGGGGTCCTCCCCCGCGACCTGGAGGCTCATCGTCTCGCAGGCGACCGTGTTCCTTGGCGTCGCCTGGACGGTTTTCCAGATCCTCTCGAGGATCAAGATCGGTGGCGTGAGCATCATTGATTGGGCTGGGGCCCTCACCCCTGGCGGTGAGACCATCGACGACGTGCGAGCAAGTGCGGACGAGGCGGTGACGCGCAGTGACTCAGGCGATGAGACGCAGTCGTGAGCGGCATCCTATCCGACCCGAAGATCATCGAAGCCACTAACGGCCTCATCGCAGTCCTCCTAGCTGGCCTGGGTGGTGTCGTCGCGGTGTGGTTCGCCCGCCTCAAGGCGAGCATGGAGTCGCATATACAGCGCGCCACCAATGCCGCAGAGGAAGCGAAGAAGGCCGCACAGTCCGCTGACGCGCAGGTCTCGAACGACCACTCGACGAATTTCCGCGATGACCTCGACGAGGTCCGCGACGCCGTCAAAGCTGTCAACGAAACAGTCAGGGCACTCGCTGTGCTGCCCGTCCAGTTCGAGGGCCTCTCGTCGACGGTCGACCGCGTCGCATCGACGCTCGAGAATCACGGCGCGAGCTTGTCGGACATGAAGGAGCGGTTCGACCGCATCGATGAGCGAGGCAGTCGAATGGCTGCTGAAATCCATGACGAGAGAACGGCACGTGAGGCTGCTCAGCGGATGATTGATTCTCACGCGCACGACACGCATCGTTCAATGTACGAACGCATTGAGGCGATTGAATCGCGTATCAACGCATGAAAGACCCCCCCCCCCCCCCCCGGCGGGGGGGGGGGGGGGGGGTGGTGTGCCCCCCCCCCCCCGTACCCGAATGCACGAGAAAGTGGCGGAATAGCAATGAATAGTAGGAATCTGTGGAGATGGGGGCGCGAGGGAGGCGCGCGTCATCCCGAAATTCCTCTACTCCCCTGTCGAGATCGCTGCGCTCGCGGACGCGATGCCCGAGCCATATCGAGCGCTGGTCATTCTGCTGGCGGATGCGGGGCTGCGGATTAATGAGGCGCTCGCGCTGACGCGGTCGTCTCTGATTGAGCGCGCAGCCAGCGTGCAGTAGCGTCATGAACGGGCCATGAGGGTGATTTGCGAGAAACTACGCTTGTATGTACAGAAAG